GCCCTTCGTCTACACCCGCAAATCCACCGACGAAGGGCTGGATCAGGAATACAACAGTCTCGAAGCCCAGCGCGACGCAGGCCTCGCCTTCATCGCCAGCCAACGGCACGAAGGCTGGATCGCCGTCGGCGACGGCTACGACGATGGCGGCTACTCCGGCGGCAACATGGATCGTCCCGCCTTGCGCCGCCTGATGGTCGACATCGAAGCCGGGAAGATCGACACCGTGGTCGTCTACAAGATCGACCGCCTCACACGCAGCCTGCCAGATTTCGCCAAGCTGGTGGAGGTGTTCGACCGCAACGGCGTGTCCTTCGTCTCGGTCACACAGCAGTTCAACACCACGACCTCGATGGGACGGCTGACGCTCAACATCCTGCTGTCCTTCGCACAGTTCGAGCGCGAAGTCACCGGCGAGCGCATCCGCGACAAGATCGCCGCCAGCAAGGCCAAGGGCATGTGGATGGGCGGCGTGCCGCCCCTGGGCTATGACGTGGTCGAGCGCAAGCTCGTCGTCAACGAACGCGAGGCGGCATTGGTGCGCGACATATTCCGGCGCTACGGCGAGCATGGCTCGGCGGCGCAGCTCGTGCGCGAACTGGTCATCGAAGGCCACACCACCAAGGCGTGGGTGACGCAGACCGGGCGCGAACGCTCGGGCCGCACCATCGACCAGCAGTACCTCTTCACGATGCTGCGCAACCGTATCTACCTCGGCGAAATTTCTCACAACGAGCAGTGGTATCCGGGTCAGCACGAGGCCATCGTCGCCCCGGCCCTATGGGACGCTGTATATGCCTTCATCGAACGACGCAAGCAAGCGCCGCGCGAGCACGCAGCCAAGCATCCGGCACTGCTGGCGGGTCTGCTGTTCGCGCCCGACGGGCAACGCATGCTGCACTCCTTCGTCAAGAAGAAGAACGGACGGCAGTACCGCTACTACGTCCCGTACCTGCACAAGCGGCGAAACGCGGGCGCGAGCCTGTCGCCCGGTACGCCGGACGTGGGTCATCTGCCCGCCGCCGAAATCGAGAACGCGGTGCTGGCGCAAATCCACGCGGCACTCTCGGCTCCCCAGATGCTGATCGCGGTCTGGCGAGCCTGCCAGCAGCACCCCGCAGGTAGCACGCTCGACGAAGCGCAGGTGGTGGTGGCGATGCAGCGCATCGGCGACGTGTGGGCGCAGTTATTCCCCACCGAACAGCAACGCATCACACGTCTGCTGATCGAGCGGGTGCAGTTGCACGGGCATGGACTGGATATCGTCTGGCGCGAGGACGGTTGGATCGGATTCAGTGCCGACATCAGCGCGCATCCACTGGTCGAGGAAGCCCGTGAGCACCCTGAGGAGGCACTGGCATGACCACCTCGGTGAACCCGCGCAAACGCACAGTCCACATCGAGGTCGGAGTCGATGCCCGCAGCTATGTCAGCGATGGGCAGCGCGTCACGCTGGTGCCGCTGACCATCAAGCGCCGCCAGAACCGCAAGTTGCTGATTCCGCCCACGCCCGACGCCGCCGCTGCGACGGGCGGCTTCGATGTGCCGATGATCAAGACGCTCGGCAAGGCGTTCTACTGGAAGCGGCTGATCGACGACGGCACCTATCCGACAACCTCGGATCTTGCACGAGCGCTGAAACTGGAACCGGGCTGGGCGGCCGAGGTGCTGCGGATGACCATGCTGGCCCCGGACATTGTCGAGGCAATTTTCGAAGGTCGCCAGCCTCGGCAGCTGAACCTACACACGCTGCGTGGCCGCGAAGACCTGCTGCCGCGCGACTGGGGCGAGCAGCGTCGGCTGCTCGGCTTCCCCGACGCCTGACCTTTTCATCCCCGACTTCCCCGATGACGGCGAGCCATGTGCTCGCCGTCTGCTTTTGGGCGGGAGCTGGCGGATTGGCGAACCCGAAGTTTCCGCGTGGTTCGCCATTGCGTCCCTTAAAGGTTCGCCACCCGAAGTTTGGAATGACACCTGTTCCCCAACAACGTCACAGGAGCATTCCATGCAGACACCAACCAGCAGCATTCCCCGGTCGCCCCAGCAGGCGATCAACACCATGTCACCCGGTGATCGCCGGGTGCTCAACGAAAACGAACTGGCCCAGCGGTGGGGCGTCAGCCCCAAGACTTTGCAGCGCTGGCGCAGCGAAGGTCGCGGCCCGCGCTACCTGAAGCTGTCCAAGCGCGTCGGCTACCCCGTGGACGCGGTCATCCAGTTCGAGTGCGAGGCACTGCACGACTCGACGTCCGAGCGCGCGGCGGTTTGAGGAGCGATGCCATGAAGGACATCACCATCTTCCCCGCCGACATCGCAGAGATGTCAGTCGGCCAGTTGGCCGCGCTGCCCTCTATGCAGAAGGCCGAGATCGACAGGAACCTCGACGAGGCTCTCGACTGGCTCAAGAAGGCGCGCACCAAGTTCGACGCGGCGCTCGACGCCGCCTACGGCGAGCAGGCCCGCACCGCGCTGCGTGAATCCGGCCGTGACTTCGGCACCGCCCACATCAGCGATGGCCCGTTGCACCTGAAGTTCGAGCTGCCCAAGAAGGTCAGCTGGGATCAGAGGCAACTGACCGAAATCGCCGAACGCATCGTCGCCTCAGGCGAGAAGGTCGAGGGTTACCTCGACATCAAGTTGTCCGTCTCCGAATCCCGCTTCACGAACTGGCCGCCTGCCTTGCAACAGCAGTTCGCCGCCGCTCGCACTGTGGATTCCGGCAAGCCGTCTTTCACTCTTTCCCTCGATTCGGAGTAATGACCATGAGCACCAACCTCATCGCTTCGCTGCGTCAACAGCTGCCGTCCATCTACGGTGAACACCTTCCCGACGAAATCCGGTATCGCCGCGCGGACGGCCAGGACGTCGTCGTCCCGCTCGATGCCGCCACGGTCGACGAACTGGCCTTCGCCATCCAGACGGCCAACGCGGAATCGCTGGCGCTCGGCCGCCGCCGTACCGCGCTGGAAGAACTCCACACGGAGGTGCGCAAGCGCGCCGCGCGTGGGGCCGACCGCATCGCCGACGTGTCGTGGGAGGGCTGATCATGAGCGCGATCATTCCCTTCCAGTTCGAAGCGCACGCCGTGCGCGTCCAGGTCGATGATCAGGGGCAGCCGTGGTTCAACGCCACCGATGTCTGCGATGCCCTGGAAATGGGCAATCCGTCTCAGGCGATCAAGTCGCACGTCGATGCCGAGGATCTCCAGAAACTGGAGACCCTTACGGCGGGTGGCCGTCAGCGCCAGAACCACGTCAACGAATCGGGCCTCTACGCCCTGATCCTCGGCAGTACCAAGGACGCCGCCAAGCGTTTCAAGCGCTGGGTGACCAGCGAGGTGCTGCCCGCGATCCGCAAGACCGGCGGCTACACCGTGCCCGGCGCACTGGCGACCTTGCCCGCGCCGACCCACGACCGGGTTTCCGCGATCCTGCTGATCGGTGAGGCCGTGGCGAAGGTGCCGGGCGTGAAACCGGGCATCGCGGCGGCGGCGATGCTGACCTGCATTCAGGAGAACACGGGCATCACCACCGAGGTGCTGCGCCGCGCGCTGCCATCGGCCAACGAACCGATCTGCGCCCTGAACGCCACACAGCTCGGCAAACTGCTCAACCGCTCGGCGAAGGCCACGAACCAGATGCTGGCGGCCGGCGGCTTTCAGTTCCGCAACGAGCGCGACGAATGGGAGCTGACCGAGGCCGGTGAGGGGTGGGCCGAGGCTATGCCGTACTCGCGCAACGGCCACAGTGGCTACCAGATTCTCTGGAATCCCGCCGTCGCCGAGCAGTTGAAGGAGGCCGCGTGATGAGCCTTCCCATCATCTCCGCGAAGCAGCGCATGGCCGAGCGCAAGGGCGTCAAGCTGCTGATGCTGGGCAAGTCCGGCATCGGCAAGACCACCCGGCTCAAAGACCTCGATCCGAAGACCACGCTGTTCATCGACATCGAGGCAGGCGATCTGGCCGTGGCCGACTGGCCGGGCGACACCATCCGACCGGCGTCCTGGCCCGAGAGCCGCGACTTCTTCGTGTTCCTCGCAGGCCCGGACAAGTCGCTGCCGCCGGAGTCTGCCTTCTCGCAGGCGCACTACGACCACGTCATCGAGAAGTTCGGCGACGCGACGCAGCTCGACCGCTACCAGACCTTCTTCCTCGACTCGATCACGCAGTTATCGCGTCAATGCTTCGCGTGGTGCAAGACGCAGCCCGGTGCAACCAGCGACCGCTCCGGCAAGCCTGATCTGCGCGGTGCCTACGGCCTGCTGGGCCAGGAAATGGTCAGTGCCTTGACCCACCTGCAGCACGCACGCGGCAAGAACGTCGTGTTCGTGGCCATCCTCGACGAACGCCTCGATGACTACAACCGCAAGGTGTTCGTGCCGCAGATCGAAGGCAGCAAGACCAGCCTGGAGCTGCCCGGCATCGTCGACGAGGTCGTGACGCTGGCCGAGATCAAGGCCGAGGACGGCAGCGCCTACCGCGCCTTCGTCACCCACACCGTCAATCCCTACGGCTTCCCGGCCAAAGACCGCA